CCATTCACCCTGTCTGCTTAGTTTCCAGAATTCTTTAGCGGCTTCAGGAACCTTTGCGGGATCTGGTACCCAGTCTTGGTATCCAGGCACGACCTGTCTAGCCGTCGGATCCAACAGTCCAGCCGGACCAGGAAGCCATGAGGTCAATGCCCCAAGCGTGCCCCAGCCAAGGCCAAGCAATCGATCGGCGCGCTCCATGCCAGGCAATATCTTGCCTACCCATTCGGGCATACCGCCAGCGGTGCGCTTGCGTCTTAGTCGTTCTAGACTGTCAGGATCCCGAAGACCATTACTCATTAGAAGTTATATAAGAACCTTGTTCGTGGATTTGCGGCCATGCCAGTTACGCCCCTTGTTGCCTGTGGCAACGATGAGTATCTCTTAGTCCAAGGATCAGTTTCCAGATACTCCATAAAACTAGTCGGAGCCTGCCCTGCCCGCATAGCAGTGCCAGCGGCTCCCAGGTAATCTTGGAATATATCCTGGTAAGCATTGGAGACATACCTGCGTCGACGCGGGCTGCCTTGACCAAATGCCATGCCGGTAGGCGAACTGTAATACTGGGCAGGTTCATACTGCTCTAGTACCTTAGTCCACCAGTCCGTAGTTAAATCTCCGTATGGATTCTGATAAGGATTTTGCGTCGTCATAAGCTACTCCTTTATGTAGCGGGGTTTGTCATACCCATGTACCAATTAAGAAATGTGTTTGGATCATACCCCTCAGCCTGTCGCGCTGTATACATTGCACTCATAGCTCTCTGTATCGCATCGCCTACAGCACCTTGGTATGACCCCTGGCCTGGCCCGCGCTGTAGCGCAAGTAGATTGGCAATTGCTGCCTGGTTAGCAGTCGACCCCCCTTGCAGAGGATTGAAGGAGGCTGCCTGCATCGCTAATCGACGGCCTGCCTCTGAGCCAGGGCCACCAGCCTCCATCAGTTGGGTTGCATAGTCCGCTTGGCTTAACCCGGCTATATTGGCTGCTGTCTGTGCCCGTGCCCGGAGCGTATTATAATCGGCCTGCCCTGTAGGGCCGCCTGCAAGGAACTGGGCAAAGCTCGGCTCATACCCCCCGCCCGCTACGTTTGCCATATAGGGCGATGCCAATGCGTACCTTGCTCTAAGTCGCTGTCCCATTTCTTGCATAGGTGCGCGCTGCATACCTGGCGCAACGCCCAGCATAAACTGTTGCCAGTCCTGCTCTGGAGTACGCATTTGCGCCCAGTCTATGTCGGATGCTAAACCAGTAAACGCGCCTGCTGCTCCTCCTGTGCCCCATTGTCCCGTTGTATACGGTGTCTCCCCGTTGAGTCCCCCCCATGTATTAGTCATTATCTCGTACTCCTTCTTATACTATATGATTGCTGTGATTCGCGCTGCCGTCGGACTGACTTCGCGCTTATATCCTTTTGTCGGCACAAAGGTTGTGCCTGATACCCATAAGTCTCCAGACCTAATAACGTTCTTGTCCCTAAGACTCAAGCGATCAAACTGAGCCTTGGTACCACCAGTCCATCGTCCTGTTAGATACGGCAGACCACTCTTACGCCGTGCATCCTGTTCGTCGTCAAACGGCTCAGGCATCGACCGAAGCGTTTCGTCGGGTATTTTCTCGTCAGGTGCAGGTGCAACCGTGCTTTCATATGGTTTGTATACTGTGCCTCCTGGCATTCGCTCCCCCTCAGCATCATACCTGGCAGCTTCTAGCTGACTCAGAGCCTCGTCGTGCATTCCTGCCGAAACTGGAAAGTTTCGCCAGGGCTTGGTTGTCGCCTCATAGGCGGCGAGATCTGCCTGATTCAAATCTTCTCGGCCTTGTGGAGGAAACGCTGCTGCGTACAGTCCTGGTCCCCGTGTCCCGCCAGTCAGTTGCGGATCCATCATATTAATCCCTGGTTCGGCTACCGTCTCGGCTAGTGGTAGCTGACCGGCAGTCATCGCAGATTGTCTTGTGCCTCCCGTTAATTGCGGATCCATCATATTAATCATGGGAGCTTGCGGCACCGCTGTTGGTGTCTGGGGGATAGAATAGTCCCGCTCTCCATATGGTGTAGCAGCGACTGCCTTTTCATACGGAGTTTTAGTCATGCGGTCAAAGATATCCCATTCCTCAACCCCCATATTGCGCCAGTAATCCATCGTGGTGCCCACTGTCTCGTGTATGCCTGTTGCAATATAGCCTGTCTCAAAGCCTGTCGCGTACAGTTTTGCCAGGCGATCACGGTTATACTTGCCGGTATCACCTGCATTCTGACCAAAGACTGAAAGGATCGCTGAGTTCCCTTGGCTGTACGCTCCACCTGGGTCTAGGGATTCCTCCCTTAATGCATCCTTGATCTTCTCGATGTTAGCATAAAACATTTCGCCCTGTGTGTGACGCTTTGGATCCCACACATATCCCTCTCGCGGAGCCGCTCGCGCAGTATCCACTTCGAGATCGCCGTAATCGCCAACAGTCAGGCCAGGTCGATCAAGGAACTGCGCAAAGGCTTCCGGAGTCATGTTTTGTGCTCCAGACGGAGCAGTCCATATAGCAAAGTTTATCCAGGCATCATAGAATAACGCATCCATGTTCTCTTGCACAGCACTATGGTTGGCATTCGGTACTTTACTCATCGCCTGATAGAACTTCGGCACAAACAGTTCCTGAACAATCTCGCTTTCGACAAGGCTTTCTGCTCCACCTCTCTCAAATGCTATCTGCGCTGGCGTTGGGGGCGGAGCTGCCTTATCTGCCTCTTCTGTGCCTTCGTCACTCACCAACCAAGCAGGCATACCTGTATCAACTGGCCGCGTGTAGTCTGTAATATCGCCCCAGTTGACCTTATCCTCAGGATGAATACGAGACTCATCGGTCTCGATCTTCATATCAATTGCCCATGTAAGGGCATTAAATAATTCCGGCCTCTCGGTTTTCAGTTCAGGAGTGACCTCAATCCAGTTCTGAATCCCAGGAAGTTTCCATCCTATCGCTGGATCTGGCTCTCGTAATCCAGCCACGAAATCCTGGAATATCTCTAGGTCGCTCTCGTCTGAATACAATGATGAGTTAAAGTGTTCATTAAGAATCTCCTGATCACTAAGATCCACGGTATCAGCATAGGACATAAGCTTCGTGCCTTCCCGCGGCTCAATCGCTGATGGCCCAGCAACTGCCGTGCCTGAAACATTGATCATCGGACTGCCCAGACCAACTCTCCCTATATTACCCACCTCAGGGCCTGAAGAAGGTAAGCTGGCATTTATTACCTGAGCGGGCAATGACTTGCTCATGGTATCACCTAGCATAGTCATAGACTGATCAAACATATTCTTGCCAGTCTCTATTACATCTAACCCCAACGCCATAGCGTTGTCCTTCGCGCTATCCATAAAGTCGTTCAGCCACCCGCCTGCGCCTGCATTGTCAATGAGGTCGTCAGCATCCCTGACCAATGCCTCTCTCGCTGCCGGACTAAGATCCATCATGGACTCAAGTCCGGGGTTCTCCATCAGAATCATGTCTATATTAGCATCATCAAGCGTCGGCCCCCACGGGGTCATAAGCGCATTAGGGTTCGTAAGCTGATACATGGCTTTATCAATAGCATTCTCGTCTGAATAATAAGCGAAGTCATCTGCCCTATCGATACCACCCAGTGCCTTGGAAGCTTCTTCAGATGCAGCCTCGTCAAGGCTCTGATTTTTGAAGACCATATTAAAGGTTGCCCCGATTGGCATAGACGCTAAGGGCATCAGGCTTGCAAACACCTTGGGCAGATTATCCCAAACGGCCATTATGGTCCTCCTTGTGCGCCTGGCCTAGGAGTTCCCGGTGGCACCACTGGTCCTGCCTGCGGCACCGGCATCGGTGGAGGCACACCCATTGCAGCATTAGGCATTACTTCAGGAGGGAAACCCGGAGGGCCGCCTGGGGGTGGTCCCATTGGACCACCAGGCATTGGTCCACCAGGCATTGGGCCGCCGCCCATAGGCGGTGCTCCCATTTCTGGCATAGGCGGTGCCATTGCTGATGCCATCTTTTGCTGTAGAATCTGCCGCTTCTCAAGTAATACTGACATTAGCTCACCAAGATAGAAGTCAACGAGATCCTGTCGCCCCTGCCTCTCAGCAGCTTGCATCATGGACCATAGCGTAGCTTCCGGCAGCATCTTCTCGGCAAGTTGTTCCTTAATGGCGTCGTCCATCTGGTCGGCATCCTGTATTGCAAGGATGCGATCCCGTATCGCCCTGTCTGACAGAAGAGGAGTCGGTCCTTCCCGTGCAATCTGTGCCATCGAGAACTTCGTCATGTCGTCCTGTGGCAATTGTCCGATCAAATGTACCTCTGCCATACCCGCACCCTTGATCACATCGGTTGTAATCTCCTGTGCGAAGTAGGTTCGGTTACGATCCATACCAGATACTTCCATTGACTTATATGAGCCGGATGCATACTGGTCAGCAATAATATTAAATATCATGCGGTAAGCCTTCTCAATAGACCTGAGATACTTTCCTACTACTGTATCTACGCCCTGCCTCAAGGTATTAATGGCGTAACCCGATAGCTGGAATGGTAGGTCCCCGTACACGGAGTGGGGCAGGGAGCCACGCTGTAGCTCTCCTGAGACCAGGCTCATAAATGCGCCAGTCTCTTTCGCTACTTCGAGAAGTCCCAGGGGTTCTACTTCTTCCCCCTGTGCAAGGGAGATCTCTGAACCCTCCAAGTACGGATCCTCATCTAAGGTCTTAGTGCCGTCCCGTGACTTCACCTTCAGTCCCTGTCTTCGTGACCGGGCGGTGAGTTCCAGCAGCGTACTCATCATAAGATTATGCTTGGGATATAAATCTCTAGTAGAGCGGAACACACTCTCGCCCATATCCGCTATGGTATCTACAATAGTAGTATTATTCAGTCCCATGATCAGTGGATTGGCACCGACAGGCCCGATAAATACAGGAACCTGATCGGCTCCATGCTTCATCTGCTTCTTGGCAATCTTATACTGCGGGTTATTGGTATCACCGTTGTGGATAACAATCGTGTTCATCTCCTTATCATAGAAGTCGTACACGAAAGATCCGTCTGCATGCTGCGGCGCATCCCAGTCAACCTTCACATTATACTGTGCAAAGATCTGATCCTTGGTTTTAATCATCTTATGGCAGGCCCAGTCTAGTCCTTCAGGACCAAGACCCCAGTAAGTATGAAGCGGATCCCACGGCGTGACATCCACATAAGTAGATCCATCATCGCGCTTGGCAAGTAATGCCCGTCCTGCGTACCAGCCCCGTATAACGGTGTACCAGGCAAGCTGATCCCTAAGATTAGGCATCATCAGAGAGCACAGACGCTCGTCTGCTGATCTGAGTATGCCAATCAGGAACCGTTCCTTCTGGTCATTCTTGTCGCGGAGTTCTTCGTCAGCCCCGTCATGGGGTATTCTGACGGTCATGTCTGCGCTTGCAATCCAGCCCATCACCTTATCGGCAAATGTCTGGGGTTCATTAGACGTATAACTCTGGTAGCCCTCGCCTGCATCGTAAGGACTAAGCCTGTATAAGGCGTGGTCTTCTTCCATGCGGTCCCGCAACGGCTCCGTGGCCTCGTAGTGTCCTTCAACCAGTGATATGATGTCTTCGGGTTTTCTGCGTGCCATTTACACCCACCGTTTCACAGAGATTTTGTTCCTGTGTTCTATATACCCATAGCCAAATCGGTCTACCAAGCCATATATCAAGGCTTTCACTCCGTGGTTGTTCTTATCTTCGGGCGTATCACCTACTATATTACCATCACGGTCAACTTTCCATCTATAGGCCCGTGTTTGCCCGTCGATGGGAGACGCAACGGAACCAAACTCAGACAGTACGCCCTTACACTTTGGCGAGAATGCTATCCGCGGAGAGTGGGTCTTAGAATCTATCTTCAGCCACCCTTTAAGCCGTTCTGTTCCCTCATTAATCCTGATTTTCTGGCTCGACAGGTACAGCCCGGTCTGATCCAGCCACACCTCGGTAGGCGCAGCCATTGCCTGGTGCTGTGTTCCTGCTATATCTATAACTCCGAAGTTAACATCCTTCCACCACTGTCTGCTCCGTGCTATATCTATAATCTCGTCCGTCACAAGTCCCTGTTCATATATCTCATCAATAACACAGATCTGTTCTCCTCTGACCTGCACGACTTCGACGGCGTATGCTCCTGCGTATCCCGGGTCCATCCACAGGTGGACGGGTGTTCCTGGGTCGTATTCAAGTTCGCTGATATGCATATCGGGTCGAAACTCCGGAAATACAAGTCCACGAGGTGGTGAAGGCTTGCCCTCAATGCGTTCCATAAAGAAGTCATCGCTTGATGCCTCCTTGAGTTTCAGAATCTCAGGATCGGTTGAGCCGCCTGGGTAAAGATGTGTGTTGGTATAGCTGGGCAGCGAGAAGGCTCTTGCCTCAGGTTCGGCCCCTGATGCCCATGCAGTATACATCTGGGGGTACCATCCAAGCGACCCTTCAAATGTACCGCCCAGAAACATCCATCCCCTCTTCGGCGCACATCTGCCTCGCAGCCTGAAGAATGTTTCCATATCAAGCTGAGACGCTTCGCATCCAATAATACCATCCGGGGCACGCATAGCAAGAGTCCTTGGATCCTTAGCGGACTTCGTCTCTATAAGCGTGCCGTCCACGAGTGTAATATGTCCGGGGTCTACACGTTTAGAAACCTCTTTAAGCACGCCAAGTTTAGCAAAGTCCTCTGCAAGGTAAGTAAACTCAGCCCGTGTTCTTTCGTAGTCTGCGGCGACGAGCCAGTAAAGCCCTCTGCCCTCCGTCTCCAGAAACCTGGCCAGCAGATACTTGGCCGCTATCATGCTCTTACCTGCCTGCTCCCCACCCGCTACGAGGTTAAAACGGTACGGCGATGCAAGTATGATCTCCTGCGCAGGAGTCGGCGTAAAGTCCACTCTGCTATACAGGTACGACGTTAAGCTCTCCCGGTTTACCGCAGTAGTCATTCACCTGCCTCGTTATTCCATAACGTAATAAACTCAGGTGTGCCCTCACCCATCCAGGCCCCTATAACATTGAACTCAAAATACTCTACCGCCATAGTATACGGATCATCATCT